TGACTTCGACGAAGCAATCGAAACCCTTGTTGAGCAATACCCGCACCGCGATCACATCTTGAAGGGTTCTGGAGCCAACGGCTCTGGCGCTCCGAACAACGGTGGGAATGGCGGCAACGGCAAAAAATCCATCTCGCGCTCCCAATTCGATGCACTTGACCCTCAAGGCAAGCATGCACACGTCTCTGCGGGCGGCGATGTTACCGACTGATCCCTAGGAGCAATCCATGAGCAACACTCTCACCGGCCTTACCACCACGATCTACAACGCACTGGACGTCGTGTCGCGCGAACTGGTCGGGTTTATCCCTGCCGTGTCGTCCGACATGACCTACGACCGCGCCGCTGTGGGTCAAACCGTCACCTCGCCTGTGGCGCCGGCTGCAACTGCATCCGACATCACCCCAGCTGTGACTCCGCCAAACGACGGCGACCAAACTATCGGCTCAGTGTCGATGACCATCACCAAAGCCCGCCGTGTGCCGGTGCGTTGGAACGGTGAAGAGAAACGCGGCTTGGATAACAACGGCGCTTCGTACAACGTCATCCTGCGCGACCAGCTCGCTCAAGGCATGCGTGCCCTGGTGAACGAAGTCGAGTCCGACATCGCCAACCTGTGCCTGAAGTCGTCCCGCGCCTACGGCACCCCTGGTACCGTCCCGTTCGCCACCAACCTGGCCGAAGCTGCGCAGATGCGCAAAATCTTGGCGGATAACGGCGCGCCGATGAGCGACCTGCAAATGGTGCTCGACACCACTGCTGGCGCCAGCATGCGCACCTTGGGTCAGTTGACCAAGGCGAACGAAGCGGCTGATACCAATCTGCTGCGCCGCGGCGTTCTGCTCGACGTGCACGGTTTCGCGATTCGCGAGTCCGCTCAGGTCAAGACCGTCATCTCCGGCACCGGTGCTGCTGCAACCACCAACACCGCTGGCTACGCAGTTGGCGTCACGCTGATTACCCTGGCTTCGGCTGGCACCGGCACCGTTCTGGCTGGTGACGTGATCACCTTCGCCGGCGACACCAACAAGTACGTGGTTGCCTCCGGTGATAGCGACACCTCCAACGGCGGCACCATCACTTTGGCGGCTCCTGGCCTGCGCAAAGCAATCCCTGCTGCAGCCACTGCGATCACCATCATCGCAGCAACCACCCGCAACATGGCTTTCGCCCGCTCGGCACTGGCTGTCGCCACCCGCGCGCCAGCATTGCCAGAAGGCGGCGACAGTGCTTCCGACCGCATGATCATCACCGACCCTGTCAGCGGCCTCTCGTTCGAGATCTCGCTGTACAAGCAGTATCGCCAGATCCAGTACGAAATCGCACTGGCCTGGGGTGTCGCAATGGTCAAGCCGGAACACACCGCGCTGCTGTTGGCGTAAAGACTGCGCCCGGGGCTTCGGCCTCGGGCTCATCACTTTCTGGAGAAGAACATGAACGAAGAAACCGTAAAGGTTCAGCCTTGGAGCGAAGATCAGGGTGAATACGTGCTCATCGACGCGGCAAGCTTCGATGAGGCTTTGCACACGCTGTACGTAGAAAAGAAACCGTCGAAAGACAAGAATTCGTAATACGCCGAGTGGGCGCTAACCAACGATAGCAGGGGCGAACATGCTTACTGACCAGCAAAAGTCGGACGCCCGCCGCTATGCCGGCTACCCGATGCAGGGTGACGTTACGCTTGATGACCGTCGTGACACTGCCTGGGGCTGGGTTGCGCCGTTGATCTGGCAGACGCTGAATCACCGGCTTGGCAGTCTGCGCCCGGAGGAAGAGGTTACCTTGGCCTCGTTCCTGACCAAACTTGCCGGCCTGGAGACTGATGTTCTGTCCTCCACCGACAACCTCGACACGGATCAGGCCGCCGTCTGGGTGCACAATAAAAACGAAGTTCGCGACCGCATGAACCTTTACCGGATCTGGCGCCGCGAGTTGTGTGGCTTCCTCGGCGTGCCTCCCGGCCCATCACTTGGCGATGGCAGTATCAGCCTCGCAAGGGGTTGACATGGATGGCCTGAAGCTTCGCGACAAGATATACATCGGCTACGGCAAGGCAGCCAAGCGAATCGGTTTCAACTACCAGCAATTTCGCGCTACCAGCGCCAGTAACCCGCTGACGTCAACCGCTTTGCAGACGCTGCCGGCTTCGTTTACCACGAATTTCAGCTACTCCGCGCCGAACAAATACGGTCAGGCCACTTGGCTGGGTCTCTTCGACGGCAGAACCTTCGAGCCGGGCGACTTTCTCGTCGGTCATCAGGGCGCGTTCTTCGTCGCCGCGATGCAGGACACGCTGCCAATCTATTGCGTGCAGACGAACCGCGTTGTCTCGGTGCTGCGCGTCGGGATGGATGCGGGTGTTGGCCTGGGTGGCTGGGCAAGCGATACGCCAGCCAACGAGGTCACGCTGATGCAGGGCTGGCCCGCCAGTGTCCTGCAGGGCACGAAAGGCGAGACGAACGATGCCAAGTTGCCAGGGGATGTGAAAACGCCTTGGTGGGCAATCCTGATGCCGGCTTGGCCCGGGATCGTCCTGCGCACCAGCGACATCATCCGCGATGAGCTCGGGCGAAAATACGTGATCTCGAGCGCTGAGTTGACGGACATGGGGTGGCGCATCACCGCAATGCAGGCACAGGTGTGATATGGCGAGTCTGACCGATGTACTGAAACAGGTCGCGGCGCAGGTTGCGGCCATCGCCTACCCACAGGGAACCGGGCAGCCCAGCGCGGCAGGGATTCCGATCCGTGTCTATCCGGGCTGGCCTATTCCAAACGTGCTGGAAACTGACCTTGCGGCAGGCTCTGCGCACATCAGCGTCTATCCGGCGGGCAAGGATCGCAAGACCACGCGCTACCTCGGCAGAGGCTGGACGCAACTGACCACACCAACCCATACCGTCGTCATGACGGTGGTCGGCTCGGTCGTCACGCTGTCCGGGACCATCAGCCTCCAAAACCTGATGATCAACCTGAACGGTGTCAGCTACGTCTATGCGATGCAGCTCACCGACACGCTGACGAGTGCCGCCACGGCGCTGGCCTCGATGATCCCTGGCGCTTCCAGCACTGGGCCGGTTATCACGCTGACAGGCGCTCACAACGTCTTTGCGCGAGTCGGCGGTTTTGGCGTGGCCTACAAAGAAACAAAGCGCCAAGAACAGTCGGTGCAGATCATCGTCTGGGCTCCGACTCCGGCGGCACGCGATGCCGTCGCCAGCCCGATTGATTCGGCGCTGTCCGACGGCAACAGCATCAACTTCACGGACGGCTCCTACGGGATCATCCGTTCGGCCGGCTCGCTGATGACCGACCAGCTCCAGAAGGCCGGGCTTTACCGGCTCGACCTGTTCTACCTGATCGACTACGCCACTACGCAAACCATGCAGGCAGCTGAGATTGTCGCTCCAGTAAGCAACCTCTCGACCTCGCCCGCTGGCTCCCCTGTAATCACTCGAAACCCTTGAGGCCCGTCATGGACTCCGATACCCCAGATACTCCCGTGGCTGCCCCGGCCTCAAAGGCTAAAGCAGCATCGCCCTTCAAGCTGACCGTCAAGTTCGCCTTTGCTGACTACCAAGTCGGCCAAGTGCTAAGTGACCCCGATGAGGTCGCCGCCGTACTGGCCGGCGAGTGCGCGGGCAACGTCCTGAAAGTCGCCAACGCCTAACAGGCGCAACCCACACACAAGAAACCGCCCACTGAGGCGGTTTTTTCATTAGGAGGAAGCCATGCCCATCTATCCGGCAGGCGGCTTGAACACGGCGGCACTTCAGGCGCCAGATCTCTACATCCAGATCGTTCCACCAAAGACCCGCTATATCAACGGGGTGGCGACTGACATTCTCGGCATCGTTGGCGTGGCTGACTGGGGTCCGGTCAACAGCGCGACCCTGGTTGGCTCGCCTGGGGACGCTTCGCAGAAGTTCGGCACACAGACCGTGCGCAAGTACGACCTGTGCACCGCGATCGCCGTATCGATCCAGGGCGGCGCTTCCAACATCCGCGCCGTGCGGGTCACGGACGGCACGGACACTGCGGCAACCGGTACGCTCAAGGATACCGCCGCAGCAACAGGCGCAACCCTGACCGCGTTCTATACCGGCACCCTCGGCAACTCGCTCAGCGCTACGCTGGCAACCGGTTCGGCTGCATCGAGCTGGAAACTCACCGTCTCGCTGCCAGGCGTGGCGCCGGAAGTATTCGACAACATCCCCGGCTCTGGCTTGGCGCTGTGGCAGAACATCGTCAGCGCGGTCAACAACGGGCAATCCGGTATCCGCGGCCCGTCGCAGCTGGTAATCGCCACTGTCGGCGCCACCGCTCTGGCTCCTGTGGCTGTTACCCAGACCATCGCGTTCACCACTGGCACCTCTGGCAACACCACCATCACCGATGCAGTGCTGATCGGCGTTGATGGCGTGACCGGCTCGACTCGCAAAGGCATGTACGCCCTGCGCGGTAGCGGTGCACAGGTCGCCAACCTGGTTGATCTCACCGACGGCACGCAATGGCCAACCATGGTCACCTACGGCCTGTCCGAAGGCTGCTACATGGTCACCCAGGGCGCGGCAGGCGCATCGTACGTCACCGTCGCCACCGCGCTGACCACCGCCGGCTGTGACAGCTACGCGCTGAAGGTCATGGTAGGCGACTGGGTGTACTGGCAGGACCAGGTGAACGGCCAGCAGCGCATGATTGCCCCGGCAACTTTCGCTGCGGCAAAGATTGCCGCACTGTCACCCCATCAAAACCCGCTGAACAAGCCGATCACCAACTCGGTATCGACCCAGCGCAACCTGTCGCAGCAGCCGTACAGCATCGCCGAGATTGGCGCGATCAACGGCGCGCGCCTGGACGTCATCACCAACCCTTGCCCAGGCGGCAGCTACTTCGGCCATCGTTCTGGCCTGAACAGCTCCAGCAACTCGGCGGTGAACGGTGACAACTACACGCGGATGACGAACTTCATCGGCCTGACGATTGCCGCCTCGTTCGGAGGCGTAATCGGTCAGTTGCAGACCCCGGATGTTCGGCGCACCACCAAATCGACCCTGGAAAGCTTCCTCGACACGCTGCGCATCCAGGGGATGATCGGCGACGTTAACGGCGGCCCGGCTTTCTC